CGGAGGGGAGGATGAACTATAATCCGCAAAACGAAGCGTGCGGCACATCGCAAACGAAGCGTACACCCACACACCCTGCTGAGAAGAAACGAAGCGTTACATTTTCGGGGAATATACCAAGGGCGTTCGGCAACCATCCGAACGCCCTTCTTGCATCAGTCAAATAGGGTCGGCTCCTCCTCCTTGACATAGTTGCACACCATCCATTCTTCCTGCTTGCGTCGGGAGGTCTTAGAGGCGGAGATCGTGCGCTCGATACGATGGATGTGCCACCCGTGCACCGTAGCATATCGCTCGATATTATCATCAGGGAACATAGTTAGCATGAACTTACCCTTGACCTCTGTAAGGAGGTCAAGGAGAGCCAGCAGGTGGCTCTCGCCGAACACGCCCTCGTAATGCCCGCAGTCACTCCCCACATAGGGAGGATCGACGAAGTGGAAGGTGTCGGGCGTATCATAGCATCGGATTACCTCGAGGGCATCCCTATTCTCAATCGTGACATTATCCAGACGTCGGGCGAGGTGCTCACCGAACTCCTCCTTGGCGTTGCGGAGCTTTTTGGGCATCCCTCCGCCGAAGTCGTATCCAAAGGTCCCATCGAGCATGCTGGCAAAGCTCATCTTAGAGAGTGCCCAGACGGCCCACGCTCGATCCATACGAGTGAAGAACTGCGGGTACTCCAAGATGTGGGCTGCGTGTGCGTGGATATCCCTCGAGTGCACTGTGACATCAACACGGGCCTTCAGGAGGTCATACTCCGTCTTGAGCATCTCGTAGAAGTTGGTCATCTGCTGGTTGAGGTCGTTGATCACCTCCCCATCAGAAGGGTCTTTAGCGAAGAAGACAGCCGCGCCACCACAGAAGGACTATGTATAGAGGGTGTGTGAAGGGATTAGAGGCAGGATATGCTTGAGCATCGTCTGCTTACCGCCATAATAGGTAATAGGGGTTCTCATTTAGGATAAATCGTTGTATTTTTGCGATCTCTCACCCACACTACATAATAGCAATGCGCCGATACGAAAGGAAAGGCATTAAGCCCTCGACCTTTGCGTATCGGCGCATATTTGTAAGTGTGAGGTGAGAGTCCACTTACGAAGGTCGGGGGCTTTCTTATACCCCGACCAGGGAAGAAGTTACTTGTAGTTGAATTGGCTCTTGCCGAAGAGGCGAACAGCCTTGTAGTAGAGGTAGGAGAGGACGATGAACCACGTCTGTGATCCCGCCTTGCGACCCTTGAAATAGTCGATAGACCGCCCTACCATATCCTGAAAGAGGACGAAGTCCGCTCGCTGTCTATCCTGCTCCGTTCCCCCAATGTTGTAGCGAACATCGTGCTGAACGCACTCCTTCTGGAAGAACTCGTAGTGCGGAGGCTTAAGCCAGCGAAGAAAGCCTGAGCAGGCTCCGCATCCGTTAACCTTGTTATCTGTGGCCATAGTCTATTAGCTGAACTCCGCGGAGAACGCGGAGGTGAATATGCGTATTGAAAGCGGCGACATTTCGCCAGCGGTAGCAGGCTCCAGGCGATGCGTGAGTACATATCGCTCCATCGTGCGGTCGTAGGTCTTTTGCGGGACTGAATATACAGCCCCCGCCTTTTGATGCCCAGTCATTGACACCCCAGCAGAGCGAGCCATATCAATACCCGCCTCCCACGACCCCTTCATCGACACAGCGACATCCCACAGGGTCTGCCCAGGTAGCGTCGTCACATCCATCGTTTACGTATCTTGAGGATGAAGATGATGACAGCAATGATGATAGCGGTGCAGCCGAGCACTCGTAGCGTAGAGTTGATATCGGCGATTGCACTGGTCTTTTTCACCTGCGTCTCCACATACACACTGTCTACCTTTTGCAAATAAATGGTGTCGCGCTGCGTTCGATCGCGGATGCGCGTACGCCACCGAACGACGAAGACAGTATCCCCCTTGGAGTGGATGTACACGCTGTCATGCACATAGATGCTATCACGTTGTACGCTGCTGCGGTCACTCCACTCTATACGTCGCTCACCTTTAACGACAGCAGTCTTCACCGCACCACAGGAGGAGAGTGCACCGAGGAGGAGCGACCAAAAGAGGATGAGCGCAATGAAGATCAGCAGGCGCTCTTTATCTACTCGTCTCATAGCTATAGGTCCTTATATTCGGGGATCGCATCGAAGCAGGGGCACTCTTTAATGCGCTCCCACGGGTCTACGATACCGTTACCATTGGTGTCAGGAGAGAAGTCGCGATGCCCTTGGATCTTAGCCTTGGGGTATCGACTACGAAGCTCTCCGAGGAGCTTGCGGAGCGAGGAGCGCTGGGCATCAGTGCGATTGTCGACACCCTTCCCCGACTTATCGATGCCACCTACGTAGGCGACATTGATAGTCTCCGAGTTGTATCCCTTGACCCCATTGCTGATAAGTTCCTCGGGCTGCATGGGATGCACGACCCCGTCAGCCGTGATTACATAGTGATATCCAGGGCGCTGGAAGCCACGCTGCTGGAAGACCTGCTGGAGTTCCTTCACTCCCCACCCTTGGGGGGAAGCCGTGCAGTGCACGGCGATGTAGTTAATCGTTCTCTTGCTCATCGTCTTGTTGATTAGTGTCTTGTTTAGGCGGCTGATACATGTACTTGTTGAGCCGATATTTGTAGTCGACCCCGAAGAGCGCCCCAGCGAAGGTCGACATCTCACCAAATGCAAGGAGCACGGAGTTGTGGATCTCACCTCGAGGGACGACAAGGAATGCCGTCCAGACGAGTGCGATGCCCGATAGAGTGAGGAGGACGGCTATCCAAAGTTGGACAGTAAGGCGCTTGCGCATAATAGAGTTAGTAGTGGGCGTCGATGTGGATGCCCGAAGTTGTTATTTTGATGGAGTTGACAGTCTGCCCGTCCATCTCGAGTTGCTCGCGAATGCGAGCTCGCCAGTACAGTGGCTGGTTGTCAAGGAGCATGTCTGAGACACCGCACCCGACAGCAGGGGCTTCCTTAAGCTCACCCTGATGTAGGGTGAGTATCAGAGCTTGATTCTGAAGCAGCGTCTCGCTGAGATTAAGTCCCTTGATGATGCGCCCCTCCTCGTCGCGCACTAGGCTGATGCGAGGTTCATAGTCGGCTGAAAGCTGGATACCTATCATGTCAATGCTTCACTTTAGTGTCTTCGTAATCCTCACGCCTTGATTGGGTGAGGCGTTTGCCTGACCAAGAGCCTAACAGCCCGCGAAGGACCGCCCCCCCGTCACCTTTGACGGGGACCCACGATGCGAAGAGCTGCTTAAGATCGTTCACCTCGCTCTCGAGAGCGTTGAGCTTCTGCGTTAGCTCCTGGACCTTGATCAGCCCACCGAGCTTGCCACCGTTGATAATGACCTCCTCCGCGCGATCCATTGAAAGCACAACCAGGTGGTCAAGATCGCCCGTGAGCGATCCAACGATGACGACTGAGCCGACAGCGGGGCGCACAATAATCTGTGCTCCATCCACCTCAGTGGAAGCCCGTAGGCGCACATCAGGAATGCTCAGCCCATCGATGGATACCTCGCAGGTGACATCGGACAGGTCTGTGACAACCCCCTGATAGAGGTTGGTTGCCTTGCCCCCTCCGATATTCTCGAGTCGCTCACGTAGCTCTCTGTATGGGTCCATTATTAGTTAAGTCTAAAGCCAAGCTCGATCTTCCGCTTTCCGCCCGATGAGCTGAACTCCGTCGTAACGGAGCGAACGAAGTAAGTACCCTCTTTATGTGGGTAGTCAGGGTCGTGTATCTCTGCGGTGTCGCCTGCACGACACTCAGGAACCAGCCAGGTGTCGATGCTGCCGTCGTAGCCGTCGAAGGTGCGCCGTTTCAGCTCGGTCTCCCCGCGCAGTCGCATACTCACCTCGTCAGAGGTAGGACACTTGACGGTGATCTTGTCTCCTCCAGGAGTACCGACCTCTATCTCGCGCACCTTCCCATCGGGTAAGAGTGCCTTGACAGTTATCTGGTACTTCTTATCCTCCGCCTTGCGGTAGGTGAGGTCAGCGGACTCAACATTATAGCCGATGTCATATAGGCGCTCTTGTCCGATGACCTCTCCTGGAGGGTGTAGATGGAGCACCCCGTCGCGCAGGTAGATGTCGGCTCCGCACTCCTCCTGCACCTTTTTGAGCACATCATAGGCGGTCGCCGACTTGAAGATGAACTTATCGTACACCCAGGAGTAGGTGCATTCAACCTTGAGCGACAGTCCCACCTCCTTAATGATGCGTGACAACAGACTTGACAGCCCGACCTTCTTCAGCACCGCATCCTTGAGAGGCTTGCGGAAGAGGAAGAGGTCGTCTTCGCAGGTCAGCGTCAAGTCACCGTTATCAGTGGCAATGCGCTGCAGGTAGCCCGTGAACTCCTCGACGAGTCCCGTCTCCTCATATCCTAAGCGAATTGTGACGGCATCTCCACGATGGATCGCACCCTCAATGTCGAGAGCCTTGTTGTACTCGGCGGCAGGGAGCGTGATCTTAGCCGTGTCAGCGAGGAGCTCCACCGAGGAGTGTATCTCCACCTTATCGAGCATCGAGAGCTGGTAGCCACCTATCTGGATGTCATAAATCATCGTGTACATAGCTGACTACTTGGTGAGGTCTCGACGAGTGAGTAGGAGCTTGTAGGTATCGTCACTCACTGCCTGGAGGGAGAAGTTCTGGTTAGCATCACCCGAGGTGTGCGGGAACTCCCATGACTCAAAGACAATACGCGTGATACCGAAGAGCTCCAGAAGGGGGCAATAGGCGGAGACCTTGGCGGCCTCAAGGTACTTTCGCAGGCGCTGCACATCCTCCTTTGGGTAGCGTCCATCGGATCCGATAAGCACTCCCTCAAGTCTGATGCTGTAGTCATCGAGCGTCCAGCGCTCCTTGACGGATCCTCGAATCTTCCCCTTTGAGACCTGCCGCTTCGTCAGGATATGCTGCCCTGTGATAGTGATCATCGGTTCTTGAGGGAGTAGCCACGGCTCCTCACCTTCAAGCGCCAGAGACACGGGGAAGACCATCGGTAGGCCGAGGGCATTTGTCTGCACCTCCTCAAGCTCCTCCTCAGAGAGAGGTACATCTACCTCGGGGAGATCTCCGTCAGGGAGGGATACCCCAGATCGATTGAAGAGGAAGGGTGGAGGTATGGGCAGCCGCCTAATTATAGTGTCAAGCTCGAATGTTGTCATCGGTCAGTGCTTGTTGCTATGGCCAGCGAGCGGTTGACCACGGAGATGATGCTACGCTCCAGCTCGGCGGTATCGGTCTTGTCCATCATGGACACCTGGATGCGCTCGACGAGCTTGCCGATATTCATCGTGATCTGCGTGTTGCGCGTACCACCAGTGGCTATTGCGTCGCCTGTCTTTCCACGACCACCCTTGCCCTTACCTTTGCTACCCTTCTCGCTTCCCGAGCCAAAGATGACGCTCTCACTACTGCTACTCCCGAGTAGGCCAGGGACGGATATCGACGCAGTCTCTTTTCCGTCATTCCGCTTCTTAGCCTCGTCCTTGGCGATCTCTTCTGCGAGGTGCTTGTCGTAGCCTGAGCCGACACCGCTGAGGAGGTCCTTAGACGACTGGTAGGCTTGCGTGGCACTATTGACGCCGACGAAGCCCTTAGCAGCATCGCCTACGGCATTGGCAGCACCAGAGAAATCTCCTTCAAAGAGTAGCTTGATCGCCTTGCCGACGTTGCCCACAGCATCGAGCAGCTCGTTAATTCGGTTGGTCACGTACTCTTTGATGATAGCTCCGAAGCCCTTAATAGTGTCCCACATCGTGAGGATAAAGGCGCGAAAACCTGCGAACTTATTCCAACAGGCAACGACTACTGTGATGAGCACTCCGATTGTGAGGACAATCATCCCCAGTGGGCTCATTGCCTGTACGGCGTTGAGGGCAGCTTGTGCGCCTGCGAGTGCCGTCATAGCACCCTTGGCAATAAGCGATGCTGCCGCAAGTCCATACTGCGCGAGACGCTGTAGCTTGACAGCGATGGTGAGTGAGACGATGATCCCTGTGATGATAAGGATTGTCGTCTTCCAACGCTCGAAGAATCGAACCGTCCCAACAACAGCATTGATGACTCCTCCAATGACCGCGAAGACCTTAGGCACATACTTCCCTACGATCTCGAAGAGGTCTAAGAGGTAGGGCTTGACCTGCTCGTAGATACTGACAGCTCCACTCTGTATAGCTCCCATCATGGTGTTCCATGCTCCAGCTCCAGATGCCCCTAACGCATCCATCATGCCATGGAATTGCCCGCCTTCACCCGTCGCATGAGCGATTGCCTGTGCTACATTTTTCGCAGTGATCTGACCCTTACTCATCTTCTCCTGGAGGGACTCGAAGCTCTCACCAGTCATCTTAGAGAGCTCCTTAAGCGGGTTGAAACCAGCACCAACGAACTGCATAAGGTCTTGCCCCATGAGCTTGCCTGCTGCATTCACCTGGCCAAAGACAAGCGACAACGTGGAGAACTTTTGGGCATCCCCACCCGAGATATCCGCAAGCTGACGCATATACCCCGTCACCTTGTCTGCCTCAATCCCAAAAGAGAGCATCTGTTTTGCTCCTTCTGTGAGTTGCATTCGGTCAAAAGGCGTTCGGTCAGCGAACTCAGCGATTTCCCCGAGCATCTGATTTGCCCGCTCTCCATTGCCGACAAGCGTCTGAAACGCAATACTCGTCTGCTCTGCCTGCATCCCTATCTTTGAGACTGCCGCCAGCCCTCCGCCGATGAGGGCGTAAGGGTTGGTTAGCAGTGCAAAGCCAGGGATGCTACTAAGCTGGCTACCCAGGTTAGAAAAGCTGAAAGCCTTGCTTATTGACGCGCCAACACGCTTAGCTTTACTCTCGATATTGTCGAGAGCGCTAATAACTCCTCGCGCCGTTGACCAGACATTCTCCTGCCTGGCTTGGAGGTTGATGAAGAATTTTAGCTGCTTATCCATCGCTTTGGGCTTCGAGCTTTCGGAGCTCGTTGAGATAGTTGATTGTGGCCGCCCATTGATGATCGGGCAGCGTATCGGGGTCTAGGTGTAAGTAGTAGCGGATGTAGGTGTCAAAGAAGAGGAAGCTCTCCCAGGATACCTGTTGCTCTTCGGAGGAGGAGATAACCTCCGCCTCCCTTAGAGCTTTTTTACTGAGGCCTCCTTCTGCTTGAGGACCTCATCCAGCTTGCCAATAGCAGGCAGGAAGTAGTCGTCATCCTCAAGGATCTCCGTGTCGCCATCCAGCCAAAGTTGCTTAAAGAGCGTTTCCGACAGTTGGATAGGGTCCTTGATGCCAGAGACAAAGCTGAACTCCTGGCGGGTAGGCTTACGGATAGCGCAGCTCTTATCCTCTACGACGATGAGGAAGATGGCATCCTTGCCATGCTGCTTCTTCCACGATTCGATTTGTTCGGTTTTGAATTCCATTCTTATACAGATTAAAAAACGTTCGAAGGATTATGCACTCTGCTTGCGCAGGAAGGTGAAGGGGAGGGTATATTCAGTGAACTTATCCCCCTGCTTCCACTTATCCTCCTCCTTGCTAAATGTGCAGCCGACAAGCGTGTCGGTGTGGATGACATCGCCCTGAGAGGGGTCACCGTAGCACACCACGATGGTTGTCGAAGCGCCGAGGATACTTCCACCACAAGCCTTCTGAAGGAGATGGAATTCGCTACCAGTAAGGGTGATTGTGCCAGAGTACTTGATGTTACCACGCTGGACTGCCATTGGCTGGCTGCCAGCCCCGTAGATGGGTTCCTGCTCCTGCTCGGCGGTGTACTCGATGCCTCGGAGGCCCGTGACTCGACGACCGCCGAGGAGCAGGGTAATGGTCATCCACTCGTACTCGCGTCCGTTGTAGATGTTCATTGGATAGGATTACTTAGATGTTACGGCCGTGAAGCCAAGCTCTACGTCGATGTAGCGGGCATAGCCAAAGGGGCGCACCGAGAGCTTTGCTCGCACCTCCGACGTCGCAAGGACATTGGTAGGCAGGATCTCAAAGCGACAAGCGCTACCTGTAGACTCATCGGCAGAGAGCTCTCCCTTGGCGGTCATAGCTCGGTCGACAGCCGCCGTAATTTCCTGCTCCCAACTACGAATAGTTGCAGGGTGGAGCGTTCCGTCGGCTTCAAGTTCAAGCTCGTCGAGAAGGAAGGAGAGGAGGGTGTCGTAGGCGATACGGTAAGCCTTGTCGATCGTTCGGCGCGCAGTGACATGAGCATAGTCGTCAGACTCGCTCGTTGCCAGACGATCGTCGCAGAAGTAGAATCCCGCCCGGCCTACGTACTGACGAGGGACGATGTACCCCTTAGTGTAGAGGTCAGCGACAGCACCCGTCTGCTGCTCGATAGGCTGACCGCTCAGATAGATTGCATCGGCGGCAATCTTACCATCACGGACGCGACCCACGTTGCGCTGCACTGCACTAGCCGCAAGGCGACCAGCGAGGAGGCCAACAGCAGCACCCTTACCATCAGGTTGGGTGTCGCCGACGAAGACCCCTACTCTGTTGCAAGCAAGCTCGCCAAGGTCCTTGAGCCCCTGACGCTTGAAGCCACGCCCCTCAAGGACGACGAAGAGGGGCGCATAGAGCGCCTCGGTTGCATGTACCGCGGTCTCTTGAGCCTTAGGGATAGCCGAGAGGACATCGGCGACGATCCCCTCTGCTGCCTCAGGCTCATCCTGGGCGTCCAGGGCGATGGCCACTGCGCGCAGACGGCCCTTACACAGGGTGATGAGCTTTCGGAGCTCACCAGCATCTTCTTCGGTGTCACCCTTCGTACAGAGCTCGGTCATCGTCTTCGTCTTCTCGACGCCGTAGATGATGACCTCCGTACCTTCACCAGCCTCAGCATAGAACTCACGCACGTGCTTATAGAGCGCTGCGTTGTTCTTTGCTGTGACCTTAAGGCCCTTCAGATCCCCAACAGAACGGATGGAATAAACCTTGCCGAGCTCGTAAGTTGAGCCAACGGCCGTAGAGGCGACCATGAGAGCGAGGAGCCCATCGGGAGAGTCGCCCACCTTGCCGAGGTTGCCCTCGGCAAAGGTGATTTTAACTCGTGGTAACTGTGCCATGATCGTTGCTGTTAGACGTTACCCTCCGCAATCAGGAAGAGCCCCTTCTTGTCGTAGCGTCGGTGGCTACCGCCAAGGCGCATCAGGAAGGAGTAGATGTCTCCGTAGTACTGCGGATCCTTTTCACTAGCGAACATCTCGATCTTGCCCATGGCACGAGACACACAACTCTTCTGCCATGCAAAGCCTGCTGCGACCTCGGTTGCATCGCCTCCATCGGGAGTTGTAATAAGCTCTCCATTGGCCTTCATTCGTAGCACCGTACTGCGAGAGAAGATGTCAATGTTGTAGAGGCGACCTACCGTTCCCTTTGACACATCGGCCGAAGCCAGGAAGGCCATTCGGTTCGCTTCCGTAAGGCTATCAAGAAGGTCGGCATACATATCTGAGTCAATGATCAGATAGCGGCCTGTGGCTGGGAGATCTTGCTTGTCCATGCGGATAGCAATCTGGTGGACGACTTTATCAGTCATCTTCAGACGACGACCTGTACCCTGTGTGGTGTGAGCATCGCGCTGTGCGCCATCAGTCAGGATGGTGTGCGCCGAATCAGCCCCCTTCGCCCAGCGCTGCAGGATGAGCTCAGAGGCGACACGACGCATCTCCTCCTTATCATTGAGGATGATTGAGGAGCGCTTGTTATAGGACAGCTCGACAGTGTCAGCGTGAGAGATGTGCACGGGATCACTAGTGAGTTCATCCAGCTCATAGGTGAGATCCTGGTCCGTTCGCTCTGTAGGCTGAGCAGGCTTGGTGGTGCGGTTTACCTGCACCTTGCTGGGTCTGCCTGCATTGGGCACATGGACAATTTTGTTGTCCACGTACTGGGAGTCATCCTCCGACTTCTGCACAAAGGAGTTGTCTGGGAAGAAGTTCTCTTGCAGGGTGTCAATCCAGACTTCGGTCTGTAAAGGCATAATTGTTTGTTTTGGTTAATAGGTTGGTTTATCGTCGGAAGGTCAGCCCTTATACTCCGTGCCGAAGCGCTCACGGAAGAGCGCCTTGAAGCCTTCGAAGTCGACCTCCTTATACTCACTGAGAAGCTCGGCCTTATCCAGCTCATCCCAAGTCTTGTTTGCAAACTTGCTGGAAGGTGCTCCCCCTTCCCCCGTCTCGATATATCGGCGCGCGAAAGAGGGGTTCTTCTTAGGCGTCGCCTGAGCAGATGGAGGGAGCGAATTAATGAGCTGACGGGTAGCGTCTGGATTAGACTGCATGAGGGCTGTGTAGTGCGGCAGGAGCTCCTGGGTGATTTTCCCAGCCTCAACCGCTGCGTGGAGGAAAGTTTCCGTCTCCTGCGCTTGGAGCTGAGAGAGCTGCGCGCGAAGCGTTTGGTTCTCCTCAGCGAGCGCCTGCTTCTGCTGATAGAGGTCCTGTACGCCTCTTGTGACATCAGCCTCGGTGGCGGTGTTGGAGAACGCTGGACAACTCTTACGGATGTCATCGATTAGTGCCATGTTATCTATCATTTGTGCCTGTTTGTTCAGGCGGTTATCAAAGTACTTACGTATTTCCTCTGCGGAGGAAGAGTTGGTAGGACTATCGTCGTCATGGTCCATCGAGTAGACCCCATCGATAAGCCCCATTGAAAGACACTCTTGAGACGTAAGCCAGTGGTCTTGCCCATCATTGAAGTACTTTGCCTCAATATCCTCAGGAGACTGCTGTAGGCGACCTGCGATCATTCGTGCTAAATCCCCTTGCAGTTGTTCCATCTGCTCTGCCATCTGACGCAGATCGTGGCTGTTCCCATATGTGCCACCACTCACATTGTGGAGCATGAGCTTGGCGTATGGCGACATGTAGAGCGGTTTACCGCACAATGCTATGATAGCGGCCATACTTGCAGCAACCCCATCGATATAGATGGTGATATCTGCTTTGCTATCATGCAGCGCCTGGTAGATCGCCAGACCAGTGTACACGTCGCCACCGATACTATTGATGCGCACATCAATCTTGCTATACGTGCGGGAGAGCTCTAGTAGCTCGGCAACGACACGTGCATCGGTGATATCCGAGTACATGCCAATCTCGCCATAGAGAAGGATAGCCACCTCGCCAGAGGAGGAGGGCAGGACATTAAAAATGGAGGTTCTACGTGCCATGAGTGCTGTTCTTTTGGGAGCAAATTTATGGGCACATACCATCTTTTCGCAAATCGCATTTTACACACATAACACTCTGATTATATGATATAAATAGAAGGTTAGGTGATGAAAATTCGATTTGCGAAAAGCCCCTATTGCGTGCGAACTTTGCCTCAGGAAAGAACGAAACAACAGGTCACATGGCAAAGACTCAAGATACCCCCAACAGCAACAAGCGCGAGATGGCACAGCGCCTCTACGTAGACAGCGGATACACTCAAGATGAAGTAGCCAACATCATAGGTGTATCGCGCCAGACCATCGTGAGGTGGGCAAAGACGTACCATTGGCAAGAGCTTAAAGCCGCAACCTCGGTTTCACCAGCCGAGCAGATTCGTCAGCTTCGCCAGCAGATAGCCAACATTAACGAGTCTATTCTCAAACGTCCACTTGCAGAGCGCTGGGCCACCCCAGCCGAAGCAGACTCTCTCAACAAGCTTGCTGCAGCCATCCAGAAGCTCGAGAAAGAGGTTGGCATTGAAGACCTCGTGAACGTGGCCATGGGTATGACAGCATGGGTCAGAGAGAGTGACACCGACAAAGCAAAAGCACTCGGTGCACTCTTTAACGCATATATCCAACACATCAGCGGGGGAGGGCGCAAGGTATGAATCAATCGGAAAAACAAGCCCTTGCAAGGTGGGAAGAGTTCCACCGCTCAATGCAGAGCAACATATTTGTTGACACCTCCCTCGCAGCGCATGAGGTGGAGGCTCTACGCCTACAACTAGAAGCCGATCCTATACGCTGGATACAGCATATCTTCCCAGCCTATGCAAAATACCCCTCTGCGGACTTTCAGAAAAAGGCTATCCTCCGCATCATCGAGCACGAGGAGTGGTACGAAGTACTCTCGTGGGCACGTAGTCTAGCGAAGAGCACGGTGGCGATGTTTGCCCTCCTCTACCTCGCTCTCACAGGTCGGAAGAAGTTCATCATTTGCGCCTCTGCAACGGAGGATGCTGCCATACGACTTCTCACCCCCTATCGCGTAGCCCTCACAAGCAACCCCCGATTACGTCAACTCTATGGTGAGCAGAAGACCCTTGGTGCGTGGACGGAAAGTGAGTTCACAGCTAGATGTGGCTGTATGTTCCTCGCCATGGGCGCGGGGTCTGCTCCTCGTGGTGCTCGAAATGAGTACGCCAGACCTGACGTGCTCTACCTCGACGACTACGATACCGACGAGGACTGCCGAAATCAGGAGACCCTAAAAAAGAAATGGGAATGGTGGGAGCAAGCGCTCTATGGTACGCGAGACATCTCGGAGCCCCTCCTTGTGCTGTGGTGTGGCAACATAATAGCTAGAGACTGTTGTGTTGCTCGAGCTGGCAAGCAGGCTAACCACTGGGACATTGTGAACATCCGAGATAAGCAGGGGCGTAGTACCTGGCCTGAGAAGAACAGCGAAGAGAAGATCGACCGAGTACTATCGAAGATCAGCAAGCGGTCACAGCAAGCCGAATACTTCAACAATCCAATAGCTGAAGGGAAGATCCTCAAATTACTCCCCGTTGGCAAGGTCCCCGACCTCTCAAAGTTCCGCTTCCTGGTCGCCTATGGAGACCCTGCTTACTCCGACAGTAAAAGCCGAAAGAGCTCAACCAAGTCACTATGGCTGATGGGTAAGCACAAGGAGCGCTATTACATCATTCGTGGATATCTCGGGCACGCTACCAATGCTACATTCATCAGTTGGTACTTTGAGCTTGAGAAGTTCGTCGGTGGGGCTTGCCCAGTGTATCATTTCATCGAAAACAACAAGCTGCAAGACCCATTTTTCCAGCAGGTTTTTCGCCCTCTCTTGCACGAAGAGAATAAACGGCGGAAGATGAACCTCTACATACGACCTGACGAGAAGAAAAAGACGGATAAAGCCACACGTATCGAAACCCGCCTAGAGCCGATAGACCGCGAAGCGCGATGGGTCTTTAATGTCGAGGAGCAGGATAACCCAATGATGAAAGAACTCATTGATCAGTGCAAGCTCTTTGAAATGCACCTGCCCTACCCTGCCGACGGACCAGACTCACTCGAGGGGGGGATACACATCCTTGACGAAAAGCTCCTAGAGTTGGAGCCTCCTACCACCATTGGCTTCGGCGAATTCCGACGCAACAACCCTCACAGACTATAGCACTATGCCTACAGGTAATTTCATCGATCCATCCGACTACAATAGCTCCATCCATAGAGAGATACTTGACTCACTCGTTCGGCGCGAGCGGAGCGCAGGTGTTCCCAACCCCGATTACGACCCCGAAATCGTCGAGGTCTGTGAAGACCGAGCCGTAGGGGAGATGCAAGGCTACCTCATGAAGAGTTATGATACGGAAGCAATCTTCAATGCTCGTGGATCAGAACGACACGCTCTCATACTGATGTACGCCATTGACATTGCCATTTATCACCTCTTCTCGCTTCATAACCCTTACAAGATATCTGAACTGAGAAAGGCTCGCTATGATCGCGCCATCGAGTGGCTCAAGATGGTAGCTAAAGGGACCATTACAATAGGAGGTGCTCCACGCCTATCTGAGAGTGACCAAACCCAAAACTCCCCATGGCAGATAGAAAGCGAGCCTTCTCGACCACACCGACTATAGACATGGCAAGAACCGTAGACGAAATTAAGCGAGAGATGACCGATGCATTTATGGCTGATCCAGTCATCCGCGAGAAGTACCAGCTCAAGGAGGGGGACACCTTCCGCTCAGCCTTTTCGCTGGTCAGCATTGAGAATATCCTCTTTTTCATCGTAGCAGCTGCGCACCATGTTGTGGAGCGCATCTTCGATGGACACCGCGACGACGTTGAGCGCACGCTTGAGCGTGCTATCGTGGCCACAGTGCCTTGGTACTATCACAAGGCACTGGCCTATCAACACGGCGACAAGCTCACCCTTGATGAGGAGACGATGCAGTATCGCTATGCCAAGATAGACGAGGGGCGTATGGTGGTCAAGTACGCCGCAGTACGCGATCGTGGCGGAAGCATCCAAATCCTTGTGTCAGGAGAAAAGAGCGGGCGACCAGAAGCACTATCGAAAGAGGTACTAACGGCGTTCGAAGCATATATCCGTACGCTCAAGCCAGCAGGCGTTGTCATCTCAGTTCGCACCGCCCCTGCGGACCACATCCGCATAGCGGCGACCATCTATGCCGACCCGATGATCCTCTCTCCTCAGGGTGTGCGCTATCGAGACGGATCGCGACCCGTTGAAGACGCTATCAACGCCTATCTCGGCGGCATCACATTCGGTGGCACATTCAACAAGACGAAGCTCGTCGACGCTATCCAAGCCGTCGAAGGTGTCACAGATGTCATCCTCGGTGACTGCTCTGCACGCCCAGACGCCGGCACATACAAGAGCATTGACGGCAATAACTACACCGCATTCAGCGGTTCAATAATCTCTGACGACCTCAACTCAACGCTTCGCTATGTGGTATAAATTCGACCCGCTCAAGTTCGCGGCGGATATGCTCCCTCCAGTTCTCCGATCAAAGGTACTCCTCGCTATCCTACGAGCACTACTAACTCCACTCAGGAGACTCCTTGACAGATTCGGTCAATTCCGTGGAGACGTGCACCGACGGCTCAACACTACGGGGCAGACCTTCTCCCTCGTGGCTGCGCTTAACGAGAAGTATAGACTCTCTCCAGGAGCGATCTATATAACCGACACGGACGATAAGCAGCTCTACCTCTACTTCTCATCGGAGGGGAATGCACCGCTTCACCTACACCTAATCTCCGAGCGGCAAGACCCCTTCTACCTCAGCTTCGCGCATGAGGGGAAGCACGAGCCTGACTTCATCGTCCACATCCCCTCCTTCCTTCGTAGCGAGGAAGCTGAAATCATCAGATTCATCAACATCTATAAGCCTGCTGGCAGAACATACAAGATAGAATACTACGACTATGAATGAGATTAAATTCACTGAGGGCGGGCAGCCTATCTCCCTCGACGACCTCAAGCAACTCAGCGACAACATCACTAGTAGTGTCGCACTACTAGCAAGCCTCTGCGGCGACGGCATCCTTGACGGATGCTACATCTCAGGTGATCAAACGAGTGGAGGCGCACGCATTTTCATATCCCCAGGACACGCCATTATTGGGGGGGCTATCTATGATGTTGACGAAACTGAAATGCTCTTTAATGGCCTCGGCCTGGGCAACCTCCCATCAGAGATCTACCTTGTCCCCTCGGCCGATGAGAGTCGCTCGATGGATTTTGCCGACGGAAGCACGCATCCAACCCGCGTGCGCAAGACCGCTGTAGCGGTTCGTGATCGTCCATCCAACAGAGACTACATTGCATACAAGCTATCGGCGAACAGCAATAACAACTCACGCCCATTCATCCCGAGGAGCGAGGAGGCGAAGGTTGACAGCTATCGTATCCTTCGCGATGGCAAGCAGGTCGGCAAGATGAATCTCTATGTTATCAACGGACTCCCTCGATTTAGGGCTTGCGAGCTGCATATTCCCATCGATAACAATGTCATCAGATCAACAGATGCTGTGAATACGATGTACACCATCGATGGACCCAACTCCAACAAGCTCTACTTCTCCCTTCGCAACGTAGTAGATATCTGGCAAAGGACGACCTACGACATCATCATCGCAGGGGGCAGCATCTCGCTGCAGAAGGAGGGCCAGCACATCAACGAATTTGACGGTCAGGGGCTTAATGCCTTTGCTCTCATTAAGACAGACTACTCTCTCGTATGAACAACTCTCAGATAGACCTCATCAAACGAGCAGAGGCGCTCGCCTCTAAGACTGAATCGGGCTCCATCACACCCGAAGAGCTCGGTTACCTCATCCGTGATGTCGCCGCCTATGTCGCCGAGGTAGAGCGCGAGGGTGGAGCACTCGGTGTACGTAAGGTGTACACCTCCATCTCGGCTATGACTGCCGACACGGCTCCCACTGGCGACGACGACAAGCCCCTGCGCAGGGGCAACCTCGTTGCTGTTTATGACGCTGCCCACCCTACGGCAGCGGACAACGGGCGTATCTACGTGTACACGGGGTCGGGCTACACGGAAGTTGCACATCTGCAGGTGCACCTTGCCAACCCCTACTCGGATGAAGATAAGGCAAAGGTAGACCTCATCAAGACCGACGCTGGCGAGGATTACTACCTCGCTGGTGATGGCAACTATAAGCCTATTCATGTGCCGCAAGCTCCCGTGCAGAGCATCTCCGTGGGCGGTACGAACCTCCCTCCCGACTCTCGTGGGAACGTTGACCTCACCATCCCCAAAGCACCAGTGCAGGGGGTGGCAGTCAACGGCAGCACTGTCGCTCCTGACGACTCGGGCATCGTAAACATCGAGACCAAGAGTGGCACTGTACAGAGCGTCACGCTTAATGGGGTCAAGTCGCTCCCTGATGAGTCGGGCAACGTGGCTATCTCCATCGATGAGGTGGCTGTCGACGACACCCTCAGCGCTGAGAGTACCAACGCCGTATCTAACGCTGCAGTCACGGCAAAGCTCAATGAGGTAGAGCGTGCCACCATTGCAGGGATGGATGCTCAGCTCTCCGATGACGAGCAGACCGTCACGCTCAAGCTCACCAACAAGCAGGGGGGCGAGGTAGCCTCTGTTGACCTTCCCGCAGGAGGGAAGGGAGGCGGTGGCGGTGACCAGCAGACCACTCGCATCATCCTCACCTCCTCGGTGTCGCAGTCGGCCGTCAAGGCTGGCGACACCGCACAGCTGACCTACACCTACCGACATGTGTCGGCAGACAACGACGAGGCTCCTACGGGCGTGCAGGCGACTATCCGCCTGACTATCCGTCGAGGGGCAACGCAGCTCCTGGAGCAGATCATCCCCGACGTATCGGCAGGGACGTACACTCTTGACCTTACTCCCTACCTCACCACGGCTGGGACGGTTGACGTGCAGATACTCGCCACGGCTACCAACGCCGAGGGGAAGACGCAGAAGCGCACGATCGCCACCTCTGTAGCTGTCTACGCCCTTGCGCTTAACTCAAGCTACTCCCTCTCCTCTGGACTACCAGGCTACGCTACAACGGACATCCTGGCTATCCCCTATGCTGTCACTGGGGTGGGCAACAAGACCATCACCCTCTACATCGATGGGGTGAGCTACAGCGTGCAGAGCGTCACACGCGCGGGTACGACTAACGGCACCTTCCAGGTACCCCTCCAGGGGGCACACGAGGGCCGTCACACAGCTCAGCTCATCGCCGAGCTCACTATTGGAGCTAAGGAGATACGTAGTGAGAGCATCTACTTTGACTACTACGTCGGCAAGACAGAGGACCTTCCTCGCATCGGCGTCATGCTACGTCGACACGACGGGCATATCCTCCCAGCCGAGGAGCATCTCTCACCACGCCTCGACGCTGAGCAGTTTGCGAGCTACAGCTTTAGCTACGCCCTCTACGACCCTCAGCGCCAACCTGCCGACCTATCTCTCCAGGTAGGCGACGCCGAGGCCCTATCGCTCTCTATGGGCCGAGGTGCTGAGGTCTACACCTCACGCAGCGTCGTTGCAGGGGATATCCCTGCACGCCTATCCACGCGTCTTGACGTGAGCTACGACCTCACCATCTCCGTGCGCGAGGGTCACGTCAATGTGGGGGAGGTCACTGACGGCGTGACCCTTGCCCTCTCAGCACTCGGGCGCAGCAACTCCGAGGCTAATCCTGCCACATGGAAGAGCAGCGGGATCTCCACCACCTTCCGTCAGTTCGACTGGGCTGCGGGTGGCTGGGACGGCTCGTCGCTCCAGCTTGTCAACGGCTCATCCATCACCATTCCTGCGACCTTCTTTGCCACCGACCCGATGGGGCTTGGTGGGACGATTGAGCTGGAGCTTCGCACCGACAACGTCCTCTCCTCAACGGGCGCGGTCGTCTCCGGCCTTGACGACAAGGGCGTCGGATTTATCGTCACGGGTAAGCAAGCTGAGCTGCGCACCGCGTCAGGTGCTATCGTAGTCACCAAGTTTGCCACGGGTGAGTTCTATCGCATTGCCTTTGTCGTGCAGCCTAAGTCGGGGAGTCGCCTCCTGGAGATTTATGTCAATGGCATCCGATCGGGTGCGGTGAGCTATGGACAGGCGGACACCCTCCTGCAAGTTGCCTCCAAGCCCATTGACGTGACCAGCCAGCATGCCGATGTACGCCTGCGTGCCGTACGACTCTATGGCCGCGCACTCTCCGACGATGAGGTGCTCAGCAACTACATAGCTTCCCGCCCTGATGCATCTGAGGTCGTGACGCTCTATGAGCGCAACGATGTCCTCGGCGACGACGGAGCCGTCTCCCTCGACAAGCTACGTAGCCAAGGCAAGAGCGTGCTGCGCATCGTGGGCAATGTTCCCCTGGTCAACGAGACCAACACAAAAAAGTTCGAGGTATCGGTAGACATCTACTTCTACTCGGGCTTCGGCAAGCAGTACGACTTCGTCTGCAAGGGGGCGGGGCTGCGCATCCAAGGGACGTCTTCCACGACCTATCCCAGAAAGAACTACCGCATCTACCTCGACCGCAAGAAGAAGTACAATACCACCCTCACGGTGGGCGGCATCGAGCAGCAGGAGCTTAAGTATGCCTTTACGCCTGGAGCGGTCCCCGTGTCGATCTTCACCATTAAGGCGGACTTCGCCGAGAGCTCATCGACGCACAATACGGGGCTGGCGAAGCTCATCGACGAGACCTTCCGAAGAGCAGGCATTCTAACTCCTCCCCAGAAGGCTTCGCAGGGCGTTCGAATAGCTATCGACGGCTTCCCGATGGATGCCTTCTTTGACATCGATGGGTCTGGCCACAACACCTACCTGGGCAAGTACAACTTCAACAACGACAAGAGCGGCAGTGAGGAGGTCTTCGGCTTTGTCAAGGATGAGAAGTGCATGTGCCTGGAGTTCCTCAACAACTCCGAGCCACTCGCTCTGTTCACGACCGACAACATGGCGAGCTTTAAGACGGCGCTCGAGTTCCGCCACCCCGACGGCGTGGAGTGGGACACCGCCAGCGAGGCACAGAAGAACGCCGTACGTCGACTATGGAAGTGGATCATCAACTGCAAGGGCAATGCTACGAAATTCAAGCGCGAGGTGGCTGACTACTTCGATGTAGATAGCCTGACGGGCTGGTACGTACTCACCGAGTACTTTATGATGGTCGACCAGCGCGCCAAGAACATGATGCTCGCCACGTGGGACGGGCTGCACTGGTACTTCCTCCCCTACGACAATGACACCGTCCTCGGGGTACGCAACGATGGTAAGGTCGTCTACGACTACACCATCGACGAGAATACCTTCGACGAGACTATCGGCTCCTATGCCTATGCAGGTCACGACTCCCTCCTTTGGCAGCTCGTCAGAGAGGCACTCCCCGAAAAGCTCCACGAGACGGCGCAGAAGATCCGCGCCACGATGAGCAAGGAGCGAGTACTGGAGATGCTCAACGGCAAGTTCATGGCGAACTGGTCCGAGCGAGCCTACAATAAGGATGGGGAGTATAAGTACCTCCATCCCTACACGGCAAGCGGCATCGACTACCTCTACTGTCTACAAGGCTCTCGCTATGCACACCGCACGGCGATGATCAACGACCGCTTCGCACTGCTCGACGCCCAGCACCTGGCGGGTACGTACCGAGCTGATGCGCTGCGACTCTACTTCGCACACCAGTTCAGCTCTGACCGCAAGCGCATCAACATCACCGCCAGCGAGCGCTACTACTTTGGCTACGGCTACACCTCTAAGGCTCCCCACGTCTCAGGGGTGAGAGCGGATGCAGCGGGCTCGAAGGTCTCCCTGGAGCTGGATATCGACCTCATCGTCAACGACCCGCAGAACATCTACGGGGCGAGTCGTATGGCGGAGCTTGACCTCTCAGACGCGAGCGCCTACATCGTTGGCACGGCGAACTTCGACAAGTGCTACCGCCTATCGAAGCTCAACGTCTCATGTTCCACAGGTCAGACGACCCTCACGGCCGTCACCGTAGGTGCGTGTCGAGTGCTCGAAGAGCTGAGTGTGGCAGGGCTGCGTTCCCCCTCGTTCCGCTCGCTTGACCTGGCGGGAAATCCCCGTCTGAAGAAGCTCGATGCTTCGAACACCATCCTTACGGACATCGTGCTGGCAAATGGAGCCCCCATTACAGAGCTTCGCCTACCCGATACGCTCACAACGCTTCGCCTACGCTACCTACCCAAGCTCACGACAGAAGGGATCGTAGGACTGAACTCTGAGACTGTCACGCGACTTTGGTATGAGGGATGCCCACAGATTGATTGGGAGGCGCTCCTGGAGCAGCTCACCGCTGTGACGCACCTGCGTATCGTCGGCATCGACCGCACGGGGGATGTCGCTTGGCTCAACCGCTTCCTCAGCAAGGGAGGGATCTCCGCGTCAGGCTCACTCACCACGACCTGTGCGCTCGTAGGAACGTACCGCCTAACTCAATTCATCTCAGATGTCGAGTACGACAAGCTCGCTGCTCACTTCCCCGAGCTCAGCATCCGACAGCCCGAGTACACCATCGTAGGGTACGTCAACCGCACGGTGGATAAGCAGGGTTTCCCCCAGGAGGTGCTAGCCACGGATAGATGGTTCAACCACGACAATCAGACGGGCTTTGGCTTTAACAAGCCCTACATCCCCTCGGGGCATCTGCTACGCATCTTCAAGGCGCGCCATCGCTGGCGTGGTCGTGAGGAGAAGCGCGGGGAGATGGTGGTCTATCCGCTCAGAGATGACCACTTCGGCTACTACGCTGATGGGCTCACGAGAGACCTTTCTACGCCGACCAACCTAGCCGATGCCGAAGAGGGGGGTATTTGGGTAAACGAGCCACACTACTGGTACAAAGGCATCCACGATGGGGACACTTGCACCGACTACCAGGTGTATAGTTCGCTCCTCGATGAGCCTCGCCGTCCAGAAGGGAAGCTCTATGATCTGAAAGCAATTGAGAGCAAGTTAAAGCCCGTACTCCAACACTATATCCGCTGTCCCAAGGGGTCGGAAGGCAAGAACATCTCTGAGTGCATCTACAAGTACCGCGCGGGCTACACCAACGAGAATGCCTGTAACCTCTACTCGTACATCAAGGTACCTGTCAAGGGGTACAAGAGGGTGAAATTCCCCCTGTGCAACAACGGATACAGCAACTCCGACGACCCAAAAGACGAAGTCAAGCATCAAAGCTACTTCCAGCCAGAACCCTACGCCGATCGATTTAGGTGGGAGCGAGGATGCATGATCTCAGCGGTATTCACAGACGCCGATGGTAAGATCCTTAAGGTCATTCGACTCTCCAACAACGAGTACCCGCTCTTTGTGTTGGACTACGTCGCAAGCATCCCTCACGGAGCAGCCTACCTCTACACCTCTGTCCTCACCGAATTCATTGATTCGGAGATGGAAATATGGCTGACCAACTCATCCAACCCTGCCGACTGGGAGCCCCACTGGCAAGAGCACAAGGAGACCTGGACATCAGCTGTGCCGATGCACTGGCAAGAGGGCGAAAGCCTCCCCGAAATGACTATTGGGGAGAGCAAGAGGCTCGGGAAGCAAGGTGAGATGCAGTATAAGTTCATGCTACTTCATGGCATGTACGACCAGCTCTCATACGAGGAGTACAAAGACCTCCGCAACCTCCTCTGGGCGCATAATGGCAACTTCAAGCTCCGAGACATCTATGGATGGGGGGAAGGAACCACGGAGAATGAGCGGTACTTCAGGGGATTCTTCTCGCTACCCGAGGCGGGGATGGCAGGAACCACGGCACGAAACCCCCAAGGGAAGATTTCCGAACGTCCTGGCGTCATCGTGCAGGATAGCAATCGCAACCCCATCTACAAGGAGTGCCCTTATCCCACCGCCTTCGGCTATATCTGGCTGCCCAGCTCGTTCATCCTCTCTCTGTCGACATACACGAAAGACGGTGCTTACTGCGCGCACTCCAAGCACGATGCTGTGCGCGGCGCTGCCACCACGCGAAGAGATCACGCAGACATCGGTGACCACTACAATAAACTTGTATGGATGCGAGAGTGGAGGCACTTTGGAGGCGTTGAGCGTCGCATTCACCCGCTCGGCAAATACGAGCGCAAGGAGTATGCACAGGAGACGTCTGTACTCCAGGTCGTTGGCGGGCGATATATGGACATTGTCACGCGAAAGAATGGGGGGAGTCAAAATGTAGGATGCGCCATGCGCAACCTCTTTGGCGAGCTCCTCAACGACAACGAGGTGTATTCAACAAACCACGAGTTCTGGGGTAGGTATGCCGACGGTGGAGTTTACATCAAATGGGACTGGACACGACAATTCCTCGTCCCCATCTTCCGTGGCAAGGTGATCAAAGCCTCCTCTCCCGAAGAGCTCCGCAAGCTCAAGCACTACAAGTTCCTCCTCGAAGAAAGACCAGACCTCAGCAAATGGTAACGACAGATCGCCAAAGCGGCAACCCCTATATGAGCGGTAAGCTCCTCTACTGCATCGACCCGCTCAATGAGCGCTACCTCATCGCCTATGACCTCCAGGAGATCGACAGCGAAGAGGGAGCTCCAAAGCAGTACACCTATCTCACCGAAGTATTTGACCATCGCCCCTCTCTCCATGAGGTGGCGGAGGTCATCTACCGCCCATACAACGATCTCTGCGACGATCGGGTGCTTCGTGGATTTAGCTATACCACGCTGGAGGATACCCCCGTCACACGCCACGTATGGCTGGATGAGACCAATCAGCGCAACTTCCTCGGTGAGTTCACCTTCGCCAAGCTCTTTGACGGAGTGAATCTGCCGACCATCATCAAGATGGGGCTCACAGAGGATGAGGCCTACTATTATCAGGTCTCCACGCTCAACCAATACAAGCATTTCATCCTCTCCGCACTTGGCCACATCAAGCAGTGTCTCTCCGAGTGCTGGACAGCCAAGCAAGCAGTAGATCTCACCCCTTACACCCTTGACAGCAATGGCACGGAAGTCAACAACTAAAGCCTCGCGCCGCATTATAGCGGGGGGAGACTCTGTACGAGAGGCAGACATTATTCTCTCTGCCCCTGAGCTGTTCTATTTCGACATCAACAAGTATATCCGTAGCATTAAAGCGGCGTCAAGCATCAACTTCAGCTATCGTACGCAGCTCTACGACATGTATGAGTCAGCCTTCCTGGACCTTCACCTTAGTGGCGTTGTCGCCAAGCGACTCAGAGGGGTTACAAAACTGCCTATTGAGTTCCAGCGAGACGGGGTCCCCGATGACGAGCTGAACAGACAGCTTGCCTCGCCCTGGATGAAAGAGCTGCGAAAGGATATCATTATGGCTGATTTCTGGGGATACTCGCTCTTCCAGTTCTACCTGGACGAAGAAGGGCGTCTGCGCTATGACCTGATCCCTCGCAAGCACTACGATCCCATCAACCAGCGCTTACTTCGCTCCCAGAATGACACCGAAGGGCGGAGCATTGAGGAGTTCGAAAACATGCTTTTCGTTGGTAAGGAGCGCTCTCTAGGCATTCTTGCTGAGTTGATGCCCGCCATACTCTACAAGCGCAACAATATCGGTGACTGGGCGAAGTTTTGCGAGCTATTTGGCATCCCGATCCGAAAGTACACCTATGACGCAGGAGACGAGAAGACCCGCAGTCGCGTGCTCCAGGATGCCATGGAACAGGGGGTAGGCGCTGTCTACATCATGCCGAAGGAAAGCAACATGGAGATCATCGAGGCTGGTAACAAATCGGGGTCATCAGAGCTCTACAAGAGCTTTACAGACTATTGGGACCGCGCTATCTCTATCCGTGTACTCGGCAATACGCTGACTACAGACGCCAGCAGCACGGGAACACAGGCTCTTGGCACCGTACACAAGGAGGTTGAAGAGGAGGTTAACGAGGATGACTGCTTCGCAATCCTCGACGTGCTCAACTACTACCTCCTGCCGATCTTTGAAAACCTCGGCTTTAACGTTTCGGGGGGAGAGTTCGTCTACGCCAAGCGAGAGCGACACGATCCATCGCAACGCGCAGACCTCTACCTCAAGGCTCAACAGCTCGGATTACCTCTCGACCCTGACGAGATGTATGAAACGATGGGGATCAAGAAGCCCGATGACTACGAAGAGCAGATGGCTATTAAGGAAGAACATCGCAGGGCGATTGCCGAAGCGCTTGAAGAGCCTTCGAAGGGAGATAAAACGTCCTCAGAAGAACCTTCGAGGGAGGACGCAAAGGGGAAAAAGTCCATCAAAGACAGCCTTGCTCGTTTTTTCGGCTTAGCCCTCGGGGAGGAGTTTCGCGGGGGCAACGACTTCTGATAAATGAGCTCTACTATGGTCACCCCTGCTCCGCCTGCGCCAGCCCCCAGGCGGGGGCATCCCACGAGATAGCCTTCTCCCCCGAGATCATCGAGGACTACCTGCGCAAGATCTACGACGGCTTCGACGCCTCCACGGACATCGAGCCGACCGTCTGGCGGGAGATCCTCAAGACGATGAATAAGGGGACAGTCGAGGGACTTTCCCAAGCCTCCACACCGCCCACCCACGAGGATGAGTTCCTGCGCTCCATACGCCATTCGAACGAGGTTTTTTCAGCGTTCAAAGCCCAAGCGTGGGGGCGGACGATGCAGGAGCGTCTCCTCGATGCCCAGGGTAAGCTACGCTCCTTCGCCGAATGGAAGAAGGAGGTCGAACCCATCTCCCGCCATCACGTCGGCGCTTGGCTACGCACCGAGTACGACACCGCCGTCATCCGTGCACACCAAGCGGCTGAGTGGCTCGAGTTCGAGCGCAACAAGGATATCCTCCCGAACCTCCAGTGGATGCCGACCACCTCTCCCTCTCCCGAGGCAGGTCACCGCCTCTTCTGGGAGAAGCCTCTCATCCTCCCCGTGGACGATCCCTTCTGGTCGAAGCATCGTCCAGGCGACCGATGGAACTGCAAATGCTCCCTCGACGCTACCGATGACGCTCCCCGCCCGCTTGACCCGAGCGAGCAGGCGACTGCCAAGCGTCCCGAGCACTCCGCACAGCCTGGACTAGATGGTAACCCCGCCTATAAGGGACTCATCACCGACAGCCATCCCTACTACCCCAAGAGCTGTGCCGTCTGCCCCCACTACAAAGCCGTGAACCTCAAGGCGTGGCTAAAAAATAAGGTCGTCGGGCGGGTCAAGGAGTGCCATAGCTGTCCGTATATGAGCGAGGCGATGGGGAAGGCGAAATATGAGCAGAACTATAAGGAGTACCAGCGCCTCAAAGAAGATCCTAACTATAGAGACGTTGAGTTTGACCCTACAACAGGTGGGGTGAAGGCTACGCATATAGAACACAACTTTGATCACCTCAAGGGGAAGTATGAGAAGTATGTACAAGATGCAGGATTTCAAGAGGGACATTCAGTAATTTTTGGAAAGGAAGATCATACCAAGCAGAACCAACGCAATACAGAAGGACTCTGGGATGGTCGGCACTTTGAGATCGCTGGCGCAGAAACCTTCACTGCCAACAACATTCGTAATGCCCTCAAACATTGCGCAAAGAAGCCTGATGCAGAGGTTGCCGTTATCTTCTTCCCTAATGGATTCGATCCAAGAAACTTTGAAGAGGCTCTTAAGAAATATGAGGGGCTTCGAGGCTCATCACAGCACAGAGATTTTCATCGCATATATCTTATTAGAGAGATCGATGGGAAGCCACAGATATTCAAGGTGCTAAATGCAGATGATGCCAAGGTAATAGCCCTGGCATCATCAAATGGGAACGGGGGACGTGTCCTTACTGGGATTAAACGCTCTGCCCGCAGGAACAAAGATACTCAAACCACATGAATTCGCAAGCATCCGAAATCCTCTCACTTATCCTGAACCTCACGGGGAACATCGAGAAGGAGTTCAATGACCGCCTACCTCGCAAGATCGGTGTGCTGGCAAAGCAGCACTTTCGGGACAACTTCCGCAAGTCAGGCTTCGTCGATGGGGGCGTGCGTCCGTGGCAGAAGGCACAGCGAGAGGGAGGCACATCCACCTCTTCTCGCTACCGCACGCTGACCTCCTCCCGCAACCACCTGATGAACAGCATTGAGGCGATCCCCGGCAAAGGGTCGGTACTCGTCTACAACCCCGTGCCATACTCGGTCATTCACAACGAGGGGGGCGGTATGCTCAGCTTCCCCAACGTGACGCCCAAGATGCGCCGCTTCTTCTGGGCGCAGTACTTCAATGCTGGTGGGAAGAAGGGGGGAGAGGAGGCGGAGAAGTGGAAGCGCATTGCCCTCGGTGCAAAGGACGTGGTGCGCATCAAGTTCCGTATGCCCAAGCGCCAGTTCATCGGGGAGTCGAAGGAGCTGAGAGAGAAGATAGAACAGGAGTTCGTCAAAACGATCGAGCGCCTGACGGAAGAAATAAAAACGAAGTAAGCAGATGGAATATATACTACTCCCCCTCATCGAGCATATTGCTGAGGGGATGCCCCAGCTGAGCCTCGTCGATGAGGACTACGGGCAATTAGAAGTGATTGACGAAGAGGGTAAGGAGATGTACCCGATCACTTATCCAGCCGTCTTGATAGACCTTGAACAGGTCGATTGGAGTGAAGTAGCTGGTAAGAGCCAGATGGGCGAAGCTCGCCTCAAAATCCGCCTAATCATCGACTGCTATGACGATACCCACGCCAGCAGTGGCACGCTCTATCGTATCCAGGAGCGTGCCGAGCTACGCAGGCAGATGCACGAGCTACTGCAGGGCTTCAAGGTGACGCCCGAGGCGAGCGGGCTGATGCGCACCGAGAGCAAGTTCTATACGGGCAACCACGGCATCAAGATCTACCAAGAGACCTACACCTGCCGAATTTCGGAGGTTATCACCCCTCAAATAGGGTGGGCTGGCGATCCTCCGTCGATTCGCATACAGCTCTCTTCCTCGGCCCACGAAACCCCGTAAACTCCCTCTTCGGAGCCTCTGAAGGAGTATCTTTGCCGTTAATAATGGAGCGCAGTATATGTAAGATGGTCCCCTCGGCAATAAAGAATTCCTGCTCCAGGATCTCGAATACCGCAGAGTAGCGCATACGACGAACATCCAGCAGGTAGCGATACCTCTGGTACAGCTTTTGGTTGCGTTGCTCTATGAGCTCTTTACTTCGACCCTTGGGCATATTACTGATGTGGTGGGGATTATCTACCACAAAGATACCTCCAATATACCTCTCACAGCAAATAATTGAGGGGGCGTGTAGCTGTTGCCACACGCCCCCTCAATCGTTGTAGGTCTGCTTAGTAGTCGGGGTGAGCTCTTAGCAGGCGCATCGTCTCGTACCAGCCAGGGAAGCCTCCGAGGTTCTTGTCGTCGATGTAGACATTGGCATAGACCTTTTTGCCTCCATCGCCATAGATCGCGAGGTTCTCAGGCTCGTGGTCATTCACTCGGTCAAATGGGATCCCCTCTTCGAGTAGCCAGTTGATCGCATTGACAAGCAGCTCTCCTGTTCTGCAAGTCCAGATGATGATGTAGTGGCCCTTCTCGCGGAGCTCTTCGAGGCTCTTTTTCGCCCCTGGCATCACGCCCCCGATATTTGGATAGGCACTCTCACAGAGTGTGCCGTCGAAGTCAACAGCTATAATCATACGTCCGTCTCTTTAGGTGCGACATACTGATACACGTCGAGGATGCCGAGATCTGCAATGCTGACGATCTCATACGAGGAGAGGCTCTCGCCGAGGTGAGACTCCAGCAGTGTCGCTGCCGAGAGCAAGGAGTCCTCTCTGACCACCATTGCCACGGACGTCTTACGCTCTTGCCCAGAGCTCGCATCCAGCGTGATCAAGTTGACCTTCCCGCGGTAGTAGTTGCTACCGTTGTTGCTGATCAGCATATCTGCCAATCTCATCGGGCGGATGTTCACCACTTCGAGCACCCCGCACGAAACGAAGGGTGTTACCTCCTTGATGATACGCTCCTCAGCCTCCGTGAAGGAGAGGGCATCCACCAGATAGCTTTCAGAGACCTTGCGAAGTCCCATCTCGTCGCCCTGACGTTCATAGGCGACGGTACACAAATACCATTTATTCATATTTCTTAGTCCGTTAGATTCATAGTGCGTAACAGGTGATAGCGCAGAAACTCTGAGACATCAGGCTCCCACACGCGGAAGTCTTCGCTACTATCGAATACGTGCCCATCACCAAGGAGTACATAGAGTGGACCGTCCCCACATAGACGAATAGAACAGTCCGAGGTTGGAGTCGCCACGCAGCCTGATTTATCAACATCTCCGAGCTTGACCTGAAGACCACGCACGTACTCTTCTACGATGTTCTTCTCTGTTCGGCGATAGGACTCTACAGCTATATATATCGCTTTCTCTTCGCTGGATGCGGAGAACTTCTGAAGCGACCAGCCAACCTCGATTATCCACGTTCGCTTTTCGCCCATCGTTCGGAGCGACGCCAGCCCCATTGAAGTATAGGCGATCAGAGAGCAGCCGTCTTCATCTTCGGTGCGAGTGGGACCCCAGCTCTCCCACAATTCGTCGTGGGAGAGCTGCTGTGTGAGAGTGTACGTCATACTTCGACCATCGATAGGGGGATGTTGACCCACTTGCCCTTCTCGTCCTTCTCTTCAGCACGGATGAAGACACGCGTCCACTCGGCCAAGAAGGCTTCCTTTATTATGGTCACGCCTCGTGCAAAGCGTGGGTCTGCCACCATTTCTACATACTTATCGAGCTGGATGACGTTCTCTGCCTGCAGTTGACCGCGGCCATCACGTGAGAGGAGGTCGAGGATGATGCGCACGAGCTTCTGCGACTTCTCTCCATCAGCCATCGACGCGAGTGACTCTTCGATGAGGGAGATACCTGCATCCGCTGTTGCGTCATAGGAGACCTTTTTATATTTCCCAATCGTGATGCGCTGATTAGCCTCCTCATTTCGGAAGGTGTGCTGCCCCTGCTCCTTCCCCCCGATGAGGGAGATTTTAAGCTCCAGAAGCGAGCTGAAGGCTGAGAGGACACGCATCTTCGCACGCTTGAGAGCTTCATTCGCAGCCTTCAGCTCTCCGAACGTCTCTGAGACCGTCTCCTCGCAGAGCTTGCGGAAGTCCTCGCGTTCACTCTTGGCGCGCTGCTCTTCTGCGCGTGCCTGCTCTTGCTCTTTGAGACGCTGGTACTCGGCCAGCTGCTCTTCGGTGATAGCCACCGTCTTGTTTTCTTGTTGTTCCATCTTATTGCATGATTTTAATGGGTGATTCTACTCCGTCGCGGTAGCGCTTGTCCATTCGCTGTCGCACCGCTTCGATCTTCCATCCGAGCGCAGTATATCTGCTTCGCTCAGCTGGTGTCGCCGTGTCGGCTCGTATTCGCTTGAGGAGCTCGTCACGCTCCCGCTCGTACATCTCGATATCCTGCTGGTAGGACTGCTCAAGATGACGCTTGGCAGCCTTGTCTATTCGTCCCATGTGTCATTAGTTAGGTAGTTGTCCTTTGGTGATCTCGGCACCTAACGCTGCCCTGCGCTGCTCATAGCCCTTCAACTCCGCCTTATTGCGTATTGAGAGCATCTTCACACGGAGTGTCTTCAGTTCGGGGATAGTGAGGTATCGGAAGGGCTTCCCTGCTATACGTGGGGTACAGCAGAAGCGATCAACAGCATCCCAGTCGGTGGTGTCGATGCCATAGAGTTGGAATTGCTTTAGCACCGCCGAGCGTGCCTTCTTCTTCTCCTCGAGGTTCTCTACCTGCTGGCGGAGCTGTCGGATCATCAGTGTGTACTCACGCTCGCTCATCTCCTTAAGGGAGGAGGTGCGCCCGTTCGTCCACTGCAGGACGAGGTCTTCCTTTGATGCCCCTGGCATGCTCTTCAAGAGAGCGTAGAATGCAGCGTAGTTAGTGCGTGCCATTACTCCTCTCCCGTCTGATTAGCCAACTGCTCCTGGATCTCTTGATGGAGTACCTCATTTTGCTGACGTAGCTTGTTGATTTCCTCCTCCTTTTTATCCAGCGTCTCGTCGTCCAGCTCGTTCATCGACTTCAATAGCTGGCAGAACATCAAGCTTCGTGAGAGATCTATCTTAAGAGCGTCTTTCTCCGCTTGAAGCCTTTTGATCTCCTCACTGCGCGGATGCACGGATAGTAGATTCGTGAGGAGTAGAGTGACTAGCCCAACAAGGGCGCCAACCATTACGTAGGTCATATTCTTATTGATTTAGTTAGTATTGATTTCGCTTTCGGTTTCCGTTTCTAATCCCCAATACTTCACCTCTGCTTCCGCCCAGATGCTGTAGTGCTTACCAGCCTCGGGTATGAATCGCCCCTTACAGATGGCGCGGTAGCCTTGCACGAGTATTTTCATATCAGCGTCGTACTGCACCTTGGTAGCTGTCGAGCCGTAGGGCTTATCCCCGTCGGCGTGTGAGATGAAGATGAAGAGCTTCTTTGGGTGCGCCTCTTTAAGGCGCTTGTAGTCGTTGTAGTTGAGTCCTGTGTATTGGAGACTATCGATGATGATGAAGTCTGGGCTGCGCTGCTTCTTAAGGCGTATGTTGAGGTCTTCCATACTCTCACGGTCAAGGATTAGGAAGCGCCCGTCGACATCGCCCATCTGGCACCGCTCCATATTCTCTTGGAAGGAGAGCCCGATAGACTCCTCGAGGGAGTTGTAGGCGACCTTGCCGTACTTACAGAGCTCTCGAGCGAGCTGCATTGCAAAGGAGCTCTTGCCGTTTGCCGATTGTCCCCAGATGAGCCACACCCCCGCCCTTCCAGGCTCGCCGAAGGCCTCCCTCCAGCGCCCCTCGAAGGGGATCGAAGGGACTTTCTTTGCCAGCACCTCGCTGGCGGAGTATGCTCGTGCCATCTTATGCTCCTGCTTGTAGTTTCAGCTTCTCTATCTCTGTGTAAGCTCTACGAAGGCTTCCCGACTTTCGAGCAAGGCTAACAGCATCCACCCCCTCAGGGGCGTTGAGCTTTGCTACCTCGACCACTTGGCGCATCAGGAAGGTCTTGCGTTCCTCCCCATCGAGCGGTGTCACCTGGCGATAGGCATCGCCGAAGCGAGAGAAGAGCTCGGTATAGCCGACCTTTCGGCAGTCGATGCTTCGCTCAATCTTTGCTCTGAGCCCGTCAGCACCCATCATATACCATCCGCAAGCGTTCTCGAGTGCATTCCACAAGGCTTTGAGCTCGAGGAAGGCTTCATACTGCAGGTCTCCAGCCTCGTCAAGGATGATCAGGGGCTGGTGGAGGCTCTTGACGTAGTAGACCAGATTAGCGTAGATCTCCTCATACCTCCCCTTGGCTTCCAAGCCAAAGCCAAGGGCAATCTGTCGCACTAGACGAACCTTCGTCTTGACCTGAGAGCAGTCCACGTAGACCACATTCTTATGCGTCCGAGCGTATTGTCGAGCCGAGAAGGTCTTACCGATGTTCGGCAGGTCGCAGAGGAGGGCAGAGAGGCTTCGCTCTTGACACGCTTCCAGCTGTCCCGTCACATAGTCATAAGTAGCAGTTGGGGCGACCTTCCATTCTATTTCGCCACGCAGGGGTACGTTGAGTCGTCTGGCGATGCTCAGCCATGCGGTCTCACTAAGCTGTTTCTCGACCTTTCCCTTCTTCAAGACATTGTACACGCTGGGTGAGATGCCGAGGGCGGTAGCATGCTTGCTATCGCTGGGGTAGTTCGCACGGTCGGTGAGTATAGCCTCGAGCGTGCGCCCCTTGAGTTCTTTCGTTAGTTCCATAATTCCTTGATTAGTTTCTTTGCCCAGCGGGTGAAGTGCTTTTCCTCGAAGTAGATCTCTCCGCTGTCACTCTTATAAGCCTTACCAAAGGAGCCTCTCTTTCGTAGTCGCTTGGCTCGTTCTTCGCCAAAGACCTTCTTGAGATCATCCCACATATAGCAGGGCTCAAATACCACCGTCATCTTCATGGCTAGTCGGGACAGAAGGATTGCATCGTCAGTGCCGACTTAACTTTTGAGCTGAATCTCTCAAAGTCGTAGACTATTCCATCGTAGATCTCGGGGATGCATAGGGCGATACCAAAGGCACCTTCCTTGTCCAGTTCATTGAAGCCTCCTCCATCGAACGTCTCGATAAGTTCCTCTCGAGTCCAGTAGTCTTTTCCGTTGTACTCCATTTCTAATCTGATTTAATTAGTGTTCGATTACTATTCTTACAGGTCTGCCAGCGCTCTCGCTCGGATGTCGTCGACCTCGGGGGAGGTCACCAGCCAGTCCTCTTCTTCATTTTCGTCGTGGAGCTCACCATCCTCGCCACGGCGTAGCGTGACCACCTCCTGAGGCTCGAGGTCGGTAAGCATTCGGTGGGTCTCTTCCTTCAGCAGGCGAGCCTTAGCAGGGAGACGCTCCGTGATGTAGGTGTCGAAGGACTTTACACGCTGTAGCTGTCCATGTAGCTTCTTGCGATCCTCCGCTGTCTGTTCGATCGTCGCCTCGTTGAAGCGTTCGACCTCCGTGGCAGTCTCGATGTAGCGTCCACCTTCGTAGATGTAGACCGCATCCATCTGTCCTTCCTCCTGCTCCCACCAGTAAGCATCTACCTTGCCGTTTCTATCCTTCAGCTTGCCGATGGCTTCTGGAGAGAGTGCGAAGGAGCGGTAGTTCGCCTTGATAGACCCTCGACGTACCGAGGTTGCCCGATGCTCTCCGAGCAAGACGGCTAAGCGATGCTCATCGATGCTTGCTAGTTCGGGATTGACCGACTCCTGGAGGACTTCCCATCTGGTGCGCCCGCCCCAATACGCTTCGTTGCTATGTGGCGAGTGGTTGTACTTATAGATGAGTTCCTCATAGTAGGCGACGGCATCCTCATACGCCCAAGCCTTGACCTTGAAGCGGTCGTTATGCTCATCGAAGCTTTTCTCCTCGCTGGTTTGGTTCGCCTCAAGCTTAGCGTAGTGGCGACCAGTGTTGGGGATATACTCCTTCTCTATTGTGTACTTGAAGAGCCTGTTGAAGTGCTCAGCGCCCTTTGCCTGCGAGTTCCCTGGTGCCAAGAAGAGCGCCTTAGGGAACAGCGCCCCGTCCGCCATCAGAGAGGTGCGGAAGTCCGACACCAGATGCTGTTCCACCTCCGCCTCATGTGGGCAAGGTAGCCCCAGGGAGAGAAGCGTGCGGAAGGTTGAGCGCAGACAGCCGATGAAGATGTCGTGGCGCTTCTTCCCCGAGAAGGCGTATCCGATGATTGCTTGGCTTGCCAAGTCGTAAGCCACGTAGATCTTTAGGCTGACGGTCTCGCTGATACCCTGCTCTCTCCAGTTGACCTTGATCTTGAGATCTCGGTCGTCCAGGGAGATCTTTGAGAGGGACATCGTTGGGCGCTTACGCATCACGTAGGGCTGGTGCTTGCCTCGCCACGTCTGATAGTCGTCGTGGACCTTCCCGCGCAGGGCCTTTGCTTCAGGGGTAGAGAGGTAGTTCGCCACGGTCGTCTCGCTGAGTGGCTTGTAAGGCGTTGGGTCGTACAGCTCGCCCGTCTCAGGGTTGTAGACCGTCAGCTCTCCCTCCACGAAGCGGTTGTACCGCTCAGCCACTGTACTGTTGTAGGGGCGCATGTCGTCGTTGTCGAGAGCGAGGAGGAGGTAGAGCGTATCCCGATCCACCTTACGGGTCTGCTGATTCCCGAACTTCTTACTGATCAAGCTCTCGTAGCCACGTTCATCGAACTCCCGCATCGCCTTACGGAAGCGCGCTGCGCTCTGAGGGAGCGTATGCCCGACCTCCTGACGGTAGTAGCCGATAGCGCTGGCGAGCTGCTCCCATCTGATGGTCTTCTTGCCTCCCATGACGCGCTTGAGAAGGCGCATATCAGCCTGGAGGTTCTTCACAGCCATCAATACAGAGGCATTCACCGTGTATTCTTCCGTCAGCTGAGCGATGCGCTCGAGCGGAAGCGAGAGATTTAGCTCTCTCAGACGCTTCGGGTAGTACTCCATAGCACCTCGATCGCGGCGGTAATGGTCGCTGAACCACTTGCGGAGCGTTGCCACATGGACGGCATCGCCTCCGAGGCGCTGGTCGACCTTGTCTCGAAGATCCAAAGGCAGGCTGTCGTAGTCGACAAGGACGCTGCCGCCCTTACCGCCTCCCTTCCGAAGGACCTTGATACGGCCTCGGCGCGCCTGAGCTCTATAATTTTCGTAGGAAATCACTGGAGCCAAGCACTCGGACTGATCTTCGATAGTCCGCCGATCCTCAATGAGGTCGGAGAGATCGATGGCCGTAGCTTTTCCGTAGTGCTGAAGCATGGCTATTACTTAAGTTCCGACGCCGTCGTCTGTATGAGCGAGAGCATCTGCAGTGTGACATTGTGATAGGTCGCGACGAGTTTCCCGTCGTACACCAAGGTAGCCTCGCTTGAGGCCTTATCCACGGTAATGACCGCGCCATTGGCAAAGGTTTGAACCATCTTACCCTCTGCATCGTGTATCGTCTCGCATTCAGGGGCAGTGCAGTAGACCATCCCCCCGCGCTCAAGGGCAAGCTGGCGAGCGCGCTCGGACTGCTCCCCATGCCGACGGAAGGTCAATGCGAGGCTCAACGCCCCGTCTGTGAGACCTGTCTCCTTCTGGATAGCACGGCGGTCTTCGGTAGTAAGTCGGATTTGTCTTTCCATATTATAGTTGTGTCTTTATGGCTCCCCGAGGTTAGCGCCTCGGGGATACCAGTGGTTACTAATCGATAGCTATCTGATACACGTAGACTTCACCATCGTCTCCATGGCGGAGCAGGCTATACATCTCTGCGCCTTCGGGGAGCTGATCACCCCAATGTGGCAGGGGCTCATCTTCCGCCTCGAGTTCGAGTCCTTCTGCGAGGAAGGCTACTTCATGGATAGGGTCGCAGTCGTCGATGTGGCGGATGCCGAATCCAGGCTCATCGGTGCATACGGTCACGCTCTTCCCTTCGTACAGCGCTAAGAGCAGCGCCTCAAGGATTTCTGATCTTTTTTTCATCGTAATCATATCAGTTCGTCTATTTCATTTCGTTTATCTTTACAGCGGTGTAATCGTCTTACAACATCGCA